GCATCCGGGGAACGCTGCATTCGCTGGAAAGCAAGGAGCGCATCCATTCGGCGCATCCAAGCCGCCAGGCGGTGCAATGGTACGCAGAAGGCCGCAAGGACGGGCCGGTAGTCGAGCCAAGGGAGGTATTCAAGCGCGGGCAGGAGTACAAGCCTGATCCGATATTCCTGAGCCGGGTAGGAGAGGCCAGGGCGCATCGGGCAGCGTATCCGAGCCGGTTTAACTGAGGGGGAGATATGAGCGCATCAAGCATGAAGTCTGAGTACGAATTAGACGGCAGGACTATCGGCATCAGCTACTCCGATGGGCTAAGGGATTCCGAGGCCGTCAAGATTTTCATTGGGGGCTGGGGGCTGCGCATGTCGCTGCGGGATCTTGCCGCGCTGAGTAATGCATCGCGGGAGATCGTTGAAGAGTTTCTGATTAAACGGAGGTAGAGAGATATGAAGGTTACACAGTGGTTTCCGTGGTGGGTAAGTCCTGCGCGGGTTGGCGCATATGAAATAAAAGTCCATGATTCTTCCCCGCCGTTTCATGTGAAATATGCGTGGTGGAGTGGCATAGCATGGTCGGTGCCACATTACACGCCTGATGGCGCAATGGGTGCCGCAGGGTTCGACACACCAATCCAGTGTCGAGAATGGCGCGGCCTAGCCAACAAGCCATGACCCACGAACCGAGGAGAGAGATATGACACCTGCGACACCAGAACGACTGCGGGAGCGGCGGCGAGAACAAGAATTGCGGGATAGGGATATGGAGTTTCATCGCTTGGAAATGATGACGATGAAGCAACGCGTTGAGCACATCAAGGCGCTGGAACAGATAAATGACGCATATCGGCGTGTGGAAGTTGAAGGCATCAGATGACCCACGAAGATCGCCTATTTGCCGAACTAGCCCGCATCGGCAAGCCAAGGGATAGGGCGATGGAGCAGAAATACTATGGCAATCCGGCTGATTTCGTAACGTTCGGTAAACGGGGGGTGGAAATGGAAAGAATGCCAGATCGTGAGGCGGCAGATTCGCTGCTAGTCGAGTGGTTCCGATGGTCGGCCAGCTACCGGCCAAAGTTGGGAGCGCCACGAGTAGCGCCGTATTGCCAGCAATTCCAGTCCAGCCGCCAGTATGACGAAGATGCTGCCTATAGCCGAGTCCATGTCAATAAGATGAAGGTCGTGGATTGGGCAATAGACAGCTTGACCGTCGCCATGCAACAGACTATCGGCACTGAAATGCGCAACCGGCTGTCTGAGGCCAAGGTATGGCGCTCGCCGTCCAATGTGACCTATGCCGAAGCACTGGATGCGGTCGTTCCAAAGATGCGCGGCAGGGGGCTGTTTGACTGATGCAAAATAATGCTTGTAAACCCCGTCATTTTCATTTACGCTTGCAATTGTGGTGGGCAAGTAGCGTCATATTTGTCCGCCGATCAGTCTCACACCGGCACGGTCTTTCAAGGCTATGTCACCACGGGCAAGCCATCACAGGTTTGCCCGTTTTTCGTTTACGCCGCAGCAAACCCGATAAATATGTCGGGCAGCGATTGCAAGACCTCGCAAGAGGCCAGCCGGGTTGATCTCCGGCTGCTGTCGCACTATGAAGCAAGGCGATTGAGTCCAGCAAGCGCAAAGCTGGATGGGGCGATGAAGCGCGGACATTCTAGAACGTGCCGCGATAAGCCGCTGAGAGACCAGTCGCCTTCCTTGATGGCGCAAGCTTAGGCTGATACGACAGGCCAGATACCAGCGGAACACTGGGAGCGAGCCAAGGTGAGTTCTAAACCAAGCCAGAGATCAGCACTGGCCGCTATCACCCACGAAAGTCAGACCGCTCCAAGCCTCTGAACATGCTCAAACTGGGGCGGCTGCACCGATCACGCAGTTCGATTCTGCTCGCTGACCGAGATTTGGTAAAGGATCGGGTTCGATTCCCGGACGGCCAGAAATGGCTAAGGCAGTGCTGCCGCGTGGAAGGCAGCGGTCTGACAGCCGGGAAAGACCGGCATTACTGTGGCGTTCGATTCAGGCGCTATCGCCCCATAAAACGCGCATTAGCCGGCATAAAGCGCCATTAATAGCGCAGTAACCTAATTCTCCCCACACGCTACCGCGTGTTTGCCCGCCACTGTGCGGGCTTTTTTATTTGAGGCGCATATGGCATTCACCTTAGCCCAATTGCAAGCCGAGTTTGCTACTGACGGCCCGGTTTGCGTTGTCACCCGCTTTGATGCGGCTGGCACATCGACGGATGTCTACATCCAAAACCTCAACATCAATTCGGCCCGTAAAGCAGGCTGGACACAAGTAGCGCAATCCAATACCGCAGCACAAGCGGCAACAGCGATTCGCGCCAATCTAACTTAGCAGCTACGGCTGCGCCAACTGAGGCAACGCTCAACAGCGTTGGAAGGTAATGGCAGCAAGGCTACGCAAAACACACCAAGAGGACGTAAAGGCAAAAATCCAGGCCAGTCAGCTTGTAAATTTCCTGCAAAATCATGCACTTAGTGCAACAGAGGCAAGTTCCTCGCGTGTAGATGCCGCCAAGTTCCTGCTCAACAAGCTGATAAGCAACGCACCAACTGAGATTGACCAGAAAACAGAACACAGCGGCGAGATAGTTACGCTTCCCAAGCGGCCAAAACTCAGCCGCGAGGAATGGCTGGCAACGCTCAACAAGTAATGTGGAAACCGCAGGTAGGGCCGCAACAGATAGCGATTGAGGCTGACTGGTGCGACGAACTGTTCTTTGGTGGCGCAAGGGGCGGCGGCAAGTCTGACTTCCTGCTTGGCGACTATCTGGACGATATTGACCTTGGCGCGGTATGGCGCGGGATCATCTTCCGCAAGACATACAACGAGCTAGAGGAATTGCAGATCAGGGCGCGGGAGATATTTCCCGAAGCTGGCGGCGTGTACAAATCCGCATCGAGCGCAGATCACCCATTTAGCAATTGCTGGTACTTCCCTGGCGGCGCGACACTGAAGATGCGCTACTTGGAGCATGAGCGCGACGCAGACGGTTATCAAGGCCATCAATACACATGGATCGGCTTTGACGAACTGACCAACCACGCCACGCCATACGGTTACAACAAGCTCAAAGCGTGCTTGCGGAATAGCCACGGCATTCATGGCCGGATCAGGTCAGGCGGTAATCCGGGCGGCAAGGGGCATATATGGGTCAAGGCGCGCTTTATTGACGTTGCGCCACCTTACACCCCTTACGACGATCCAGAGACCGGCCTAACGCGCATGTTCATTCCGTCCAAGGTGACGGATAACAAATACCTGCGCGATAACAAGCAGTACATCAGCTTGCTCAAATCATCCGGCTCTGTGGAGTTGGTCAAGGCATGGCTGGATGGCGATTGGGACGTTGTTGCAGGCGCGTTCTTCGATTGCTGGCAGCGCGATAAACACATCATCAAGCCGTTTTCCATTCCGCAGGATTGGGTTCGCTTCCGCTCGTTCGATTGGGGCAGCGCCAGGCCACACAGCGTTGGCTGGTGGGCGATTGCTGACGGCACGACCGACCAGCCGCGCGGCGCACTGGTGCGTTACAAGGAATGGTACGGCTGTAGCGAGCCGAACGTAGGCTTGAAGCTGACCGCCGAGGAAGTGGCCGAGGGCATCGTCAAGCGTGACGCTGGCGACAAGTTTGCTTATTCGGTCGCTGATCCTAGCTGTTGGAAGGTGGACGGAGGCCCGTCGATTGCTGAACGGATGCTGAAGTATGGCGTTTTGTGGCGCAGGGCTGACAACCAGCGGGTCAACGGGTGGGATCAGATGCGGCAGCGTTTCGTCGGCATTGATGGTCAGCCGATGATCTATGCGTTTGAAACGTGCGTCGATTCAATCCGCACTGTCCCATTGTTGCAGCACGACGAAAACCATCCTGAAGATATTGATACGGATATGGAAGATCACGCCGCCGACGATTGGCGCTATGCGTGTATGTCCCGTCCATGGGTCAGGGAAATAAAGCACATCGAAACACGCTGGCCGCAGCAACAGACATTCAACGAAATCATCAAAGCTAACGCAAAACGCAAACGAGACTATGATTAATAACTCCCTTCAAGGTGCATTGCAAAAGGCGATCCGCGATGCCTTGGGCTGCGCAAATAGCTATGAGGGGGATTTGCACGCCTTGGCGAACCTGTACGGCGTGGCTGACGGTGCAATCAGTGGGCGATTGATCCCGGTCGCACAGAAGCACGACAGCACGATCGGCACGGCATCCGGTGCGCTCAATTATTTACTGCTGAACCCGACGCAGTTGCCGACGCTTGGCCTAAACATGGTCGACGGGACGGACGTACTCGACTCCCGCGTCACATTCACCCGCGCATCGTCAGGCACACGCACGAACTCAGCGGGAACGTTGGTCACGATGACGACGGATGAGCCGCGATTCGACTACGACCCTTCTACGCTTGCGTCCAAGGGGCTGCTGATTGAGGAGCAGCGGACGAATCTCACGTCATACAGCGACGACGCTACCCAATGGGGTGCTGGGTCAAATATGGGGACGACGCAAAGCAACGTTGAAATATCGCCAGATGGGACACTAAACGCAGATAAGTTGATCGAGAATACAGCTAATTCGACGCACTTTCTTTCGCAGTCTCAAACAACCAGCTACACAAGCGGCACGGCCTACACACGCAGCGCGTTTGTGAAGTACGGCGGGCGGCAATACTTTGCTCTGTACCTGCCTGCGTTGGCGTTTCCTGATGCTGGGCGAACGGCTGTTTTTGACCTGCAAGCGGGTACTGTGGCAACTAGCGAGGCGGGGGTTACTGCGTCAATAGTTGCCGGTTCAAACGGTTGGTATCGTTGCATCATCACGGCAACAGCAGATGCTACGGTTTCATCTCATGTCGGCGGGTTTCAAGTCAGCGATAACGCGTCATTAAACGCTTACGTTGGCGACGGAGTTTCCGGGGTATTTGTTTACGGCGCACAACTAGAAGCCGGAGCCTTCGCTACCTCCTACATCCCCACGGCCACCGCAGCCGCGACCCGCGCAGCAGACAGCGCAGTGATTAGCACGTTGACGCCTTGGTACAACCAAAGTGCAGGTACGTTCTATGTTAAAGCGATTGGCGTTGCCAACACCCAATCTGCCACGCGCCGTTTTATTGAGATTGGCGATGGAACCATAAACGAACGGATGATATTGGGTTACTCCGCTACCATATCGAGCAGGTTGCTTGTCGTGGATGGTGGCGCGACACAAGCGGACATTACCGCAAATGCAACCGCTGGCAGCGTCGTTAAGATGGCGGCTTCTTTCGCTGCGAATGATTTCCGTCAAGCGACAAACGGTGTTAGCGGCGTGGCTGACACAAGTGGGGGCGTACCGACCGTAACAACCGTCTATATCGGGCGCGACTTTGCTGGTGCTGATACAACAACTCTAAACGGGTGGCTGCAAACATTCGCGTTTTACCAAGCCGCGTTGCCCAACGCCACACTTCAGGCGCTCACAGCATGACCACCTATCTAAAAGCCACCGACGAAGCATCCCTGTTCGTCGCACTCCAAGATGCGCTGATCGTCTCGCAAGACGATGAGCATGTACCGGCATCCGGCGTATTCCTCGACATCATCGGCACGATCTCATTGCCTACCGGCGAGGTGGACGCCGAGGGCAATACATTGTCAGCGCCAATATTCGGATATCACGCGAATATCTACACACCGATAACGGATGAACAGTTGGCGCTGCTGCCGGTTATTGAGCCTCCTGCCAACCCGGTACGAGTCGCAGCGGCATAAAGGGCAATATGGAATCCTACGACGGCGCAACCGCCACACTTGAAACTCCCGGCGATCTTGAGAAAGATCCGCGTGGAGTCGTGCGTCGGTGGATGCTTGAGCTAAAACTCGCCCACAAGCGTGAGGATGGCTGGCGCAAAAAGTCGGAAAGCGTCTGGAATCGCTACCGCCAAAAGACGCGCAAGCAGCACAGCTTCAATATCCTGTGGTCTAACACAGAGACCATGCGCCCGTCGATCTACAACAGCCTGCCATCGCCTGATGTGCGCCGCAGGTTCAAGGATGCTGACCCGCTTGGTAAGGCTGTGGCTGAAGTCCTGTCGCGCTCGATTGAATACGGGCTGGATGCAACGCCATTCGACGCGCAGATCAAGGCTGCGGTGCTGGATTTGCTGCTGCCAGGGCGAGGCGTGGCGCGTGTGCGCTATGTCCCATCGCTTCGGCAGGTTGGTGTGACTGCTGACACGCACGAAGAAACCAACGAAATGCACGATGACGGTGGCGAGGCGTTGGAAGGCGACACCGAGGAATTGGAGTGGGAGCAAGCGCCTATCGAGCATGTGCAATGGGATGATTTCAGGCTATCGGCCGGTAAAGAGTGGGCAGAGGTCTGCTGGATTGCGTTCCGTCATAGGCTGACCCGCGACGAGTTGGAAGCGCAATTCGGTGATATTGGCGCTCAGGTGCAATTGGATGCGACCGATGACGATGATGTAAAGGCTGAGCAGGATGACAGCGTGCGCGACACGTTCAAAACCGCCGAGGTTTGGGAGATTTGGGACAAGGACACGCTCAAAGTCCATTTCATCTGCCAAGGCTATAAAGAAGCGCCGCTGAAGTCGCTGGATGACCCGCTACGCTTGAATGACTTCTGGCCGATACCACGCCCGCTGTACGCCATTGAGGATAGTTCTAGCCTTGTTCCTGTGCCTTTGTACGAGATGTATCGGGAGCAGGCAGAGGAGCTAGACCGCATTACCTATCGCATCAACATGCTGGTCAAGGGTCTGAAGATGCGCGGTATCTACGACGCGACGATCAGCGAACTGTCGGAGTTGATGCGCGGCGAGGACAACGACCTTATCCCGGCGCAGAACGTGACTGCATTGCTGGAGCGTGGCGGGCTGGAGAAAGCGATCTGGTTCCTGCCGATTGAGCAGTCAGCCAAGGTGCTGCAAGTGTTGTACGAACAGCGCGAATCAACCAAACAGGTGATTTACGAGATTACTGGCATATCCGATATTTTGCGTGGCGCGACCAACGCATCAGAGACAGCCACGGCGCAACAGATCAAGGCCAATTGGGGATCGTCCCGCTTAAAGCGTCTGCAAGCCGAGGTATCACGATTTACCCGCGACCTGATCCGCTTGCAAGCCGAAATCATTGGCGAGCGCTTCCAGTTGGAGACATTGCAGACCATGACGGGGCTGAAGTTCCCCACGATGGCCGAGAAGCAGCAAGCGATGATGCAGTATCAGCAGCAAGCAATGATGGCGCAGCAACAAGGCCAGCAACCACCTCCTCAGCCTGAGATGCCGCCCGCCTGGGAAGAAATCATGCAGGTGCTGCGGGACGACAAGCTGCGCACGTTCAAAGTCGATGTGGAGACAGATTCTACGGTTGCCGCATCGGTTGAGTCTGACATGGAAGGGCTGACCTCTGTGCTGACGGGTCTATCACAAGTTATCCAAGGCTTCGGGCCAGCGGTGCAGATGGGCGCATTGCCGGTTGAGGCGCTGAAGGAAATCATGCTGACGATCACCCGTCGCGCCAAGATGGGCAACGCGGTGGAAGATGCAATAGACAAGATCAAGCAACCGCCGCCGCAGCAAGATCCGAACGCTGGCAAGGCACAAGCCGAGGCGCAGAAAGCCCAAGCGGACGCGCAATTGAAGCAAGCGCAGATGCAGCAGGACATGCAACTAGAGCAGCAACGGATGCAGATGCAGCAGCAAGCCGACCAGCAACGCTTGCAGATGGAAATGCAGATGGATGCACAGCGCGAGCAGTTGATTGCCGAGCGTGAGGAACGTCAAGCCGAGCGCGATGCCATGATTGCCAATCAGCAGATGCTTCAGGATCAGGCTTTCGAGCGATTCAAGGCCATGCTGGAGTCGCGCACGAAGATTGAGGTTGCGCACATCAATGCAGGCGCATCGGTTGAATCGACTGCAATCAGCGCGGCGAACAAGCCCGAGGCTGAATGATGGAAGCGATCATCCGTTGGCTGTCCGAGAAGGGCGGCGAGCATGTCATTGAGTTCATCAACGAGCAAGCCGCTGCCTTACAGACTGCCAAGCAGGAAGCCGATACAGCCCGCTCAGACCGCGATGCAGCGTTCAACAGGGCAGCGACCGCGTTAAGCAAGTTGCGCACGACTGAGGACGATCTGGCGGCTCTCAAGGGCGAATGCGAGGCCAGTAAGGAGCAGATAAGCAAGGCGGTCACATATCGCGTTCAACTGGAGGGCAAGATTGGTGCTTTGGAGCGCGAGAACGATCAACTAGCCGTGTGTTGCGATGAAATCGAAGTCAAGGCCAACGGACTGGAGAAGGTGAACGCCTCGCTGCAAAGCCTGTTGGACAAGGCCGAAGCCGATATTGCTGATGGCAAGAAGCGCATTCGTGATATTGCCGACTTCGTAAACGCGAGGAAGTAATGCCGACCTATCAATCACGTTGCAAGCTCTGCGGCACAGACCACGAGTATTACAGCAGCATCGCCCAATGCCTGATCACGCCTGAGTGCTGCGGCGAATCGACGCAAAAGGTCATTCTGACCGCGCCGACCGGGATCATGGACATTCCAGCATATGTCTCGCCAACAACGGGGAGACTGATCGACTCACGATCCAAGCGCCGCGAGGATTTGAAGCAGTCCAATTGCCGCGAGTGGGATGGCATGGAGTCAGAAACCAAAGTCGCCCGCCAACGCGCTGCCGACTTGGAGAAGAAACAGGACGCAGCCATTGAATTAGCCGCCGTCGCTGCATGGCAGGCATTGCCGAGCGAGAAGCGCAAAGTTTTGGAGTCAGCCACCTGACGCAACTAAAGATTGATGCACCCCACAAGCCGCCTAGTGCGGCTTTTTTTATGCCCACATGAGTTAGGAACCAAATGGACGAAGAACTAGACCTCTCAACAGAGGAAGTCGAAGCGCCCGCAGTAGAACAGTCGATGGATGACACCATTCGGCAGACTCTGGAAGAAATCAATGCCAGGGAAACCGAGCCAGAAGAAACAAGCGAACAGGCCGAGCAACGCGCCCGCGATGAAAAGGGGCGATTCGCTCCGAAGGAACCCGAAGCCGAGCCGATTGCCGAGCCGGTGGCCGAAGTAGCCGAGCCGGAACCGCTGCCGGTCACGGTATCACCCGAATTACAGAAGCTAGGTCTGCGCAAGGAAGAGGCAGAGGCATTCTCCCGCGCTGACAAGGTGGTGCAGGATGCATTTATCCGGCGCAGCGAGGAAATGTACCGAGGCTTTGAGCAGTTCCGAGGCAAAGCGCAGTTTGGCGATGCGATGGAGCGTGCGATCTCTCCCTATATGGGAGTCATCCAGCAAGCCGGTGTAACGCCGGATGTGGCTGTATCGCATTTGCTACGCGCTGAATCTGCTTTGCGCAATGGCTCGCCGGATCAAAAGGTGCAGATGCTCACCCAGTTGGCCCGCGACTACGGGATTGACTTGGGGCAAGCCAACGAATACGCAGCAAACATTCCCATGCCTGACCCAAGGGTTCAGCAGCTTGAGGCGCGTTTGCAGCAGCAGGAATCATGGATTAATCAGCAGAATCAGGCGCGTGAGTGGCAGGAAAGGCAGTCGTTAAACAGCGACATCCAGAAGTTTTCCTCCGATCCCACGAACGCGCACTTTGAGGAAGTACGCAACGACATGGCTGGATTACTCCAGGCCGGTCTCGCTCCAGACCTCAAAACCGCCTATGAGATGGCGATATACGCAAATCCGACCGTTCGGACTCAGGTGCTTGCAAAACAGCAGGCAGAGACCGAGGCGCAACGACGCGCAGAAGCCACTCAAAAAGCACGAGAAGCCAAAGCCGCCGCAGCCGTGAACATTACCCGCAAGGGAACGCTCCCGTCTGCAAAAGCCGTAGGCACTATGGACGACACCATCAGGGAAACCGCCCAACGATTGGGTTTAATTTCCTGAAGATCAAGGAGTAACAATCATGCCTTCACCGGGCCAAAGCACGCTGTTTACCACTTTTACGGAGCTTGTCTCCACCACTTACCGCAACCATCGTAAAGAGGTTGCCGATAACGTTACCGAGCATAACGCTCTGTTCCGTCGCATGACCGAGAAAGGCCGCATTCGGCTGGAAGATGGTGGCCTGTCCATCGTGACCCCACTGGATTACGCCAACAATTCAACGTACCAGCGCTACAGCGGATTTGATGTATTGAACGTCGCTGCATCGGACGTGATTTCGGCTGCTGAATATCCTTGGCGGCAAGTCGCGGTCAACGTTGCCGCTTCCGGCTTGGAGATTCGCACCAACAGCGGCAGCAATCGCATCATCAATTTCGTGAAAGCGAAGCTGAAAAATGCGCAACGTTCGATGGCAAATGGTCTGTCGACCGATCTGTATTCGGATGGCACATCGGCTAACCAGATGAACGGTATCCAGGCTCTCGTAGCTGATGCCGGTACGGGTACGGTCGGCGGTATTAACTCGACCACGTTTACCTTCTGGCGCAATCAGGTTCGTGACGCATCCGACAACAGTGTGACCGTTTCGGCTGCAACGATTGAAGCAGGCATGATGCTCCCGCTGTGGCTGGCTTGCACACGCGGCAACGACACGCCTGATTTGATCGTGATGGATTCAGTCTACTTCTCGGCCTATGAGAACTCGCAATCCTCGCTTAAGCGCTATGCGCCAAGCGATGAAGGCAAGGGCGGCATGGTCTCGATGAAGTACAAGACTGCCGATGTTTTCTACGATTCGACAGCTTCCGGTATCCCGGCTTCGCATATGTATTTCCTGAACACCGATTTCCTCGAAATGGTCGTTCACCAGGACGCGAATATGGAAATTATGCCAGAGCTGCAATCGGTGAATCAGGACGCGATTGTAATTCCTATCCTCTTCCAAGGCAACTTGGTCTGCTCTAACAGAGCACGGCAAGGAGTCGGAAAAGCATAGTAGAAATAATCAAGATGCGGTAGAATGAATGCTCTCTAACAAGGGGGCAATCATGAGAATAGTTGATCTGATAGGGCAGCGTTTCACGCGATTGGTTGTAACAGGCCGAGCGCCAAACAAGAATGAGAAGGACGCGAACGCAAGATGGCATTGCAAATGTGACTGTGGTCGCATGTGCATCGCCTACGGGCAGGACTTGCGGCGCGAGAAATTCAAATCTTGTGGGTGTTTGAACGCTGAAAGAATCTTCAAGCATGGGCAGTCAAGGACGAAGGAATACCGGACTTGGCTAACCATGCGCCAGCGATGCGAGAACCCTAAGAACCAGGCTTATCACGTCTATGGCGGCGGCGGCATTTCAGTCTGTGAGCGCTGGAAGGATTATGAGAACTTCCGCGCTGATATGGGTGAGGCGCCATCACCGAAGCACACCATAGATCGGATAGATGGGACGAAAGGGTATGAGCCTGAGAACTGCCGGTGGGCAACCTACGGTGAGCAGAACAGGAACATATCTCGCAACGTATGGGTGGAGATTGGCGGCAAGAGAATGGTTGTTCAAGATTGGTGCAACCATTTTGGATTAGACCGGCGCAACTACGAAACCAGAATACGCAACGGCTGGGGAGTAGAGGAAGCGTTAAGCACGCCAACAAACCCTGTAGGAATCAGCTTTAACCGCTGACTGTTTCAAAGCAATCAAATCCAACCCGCTTCGGCGGGTTTTCCTTTTTAGGAGCATCAAATGTATATCTCTGGTATCGACCCCACGGACGTTCGCACGTCCGGCCAAGGCCCGGCGTTTACTGTCGGTTCAGTAGGTTGGAACATGACTTCGGCAGGGCCGAAAGGTTATATGTACGTTCTAGCATCCGGCGCTATCACTGGCGACGGCTACGTTTGCGACATTGACGGTTCGGCTTTCTCTGCCGTCCTGTCCACCTTGACCACGACTGCGCCTGGCGCTGGCGCTGGCAAGCCTGTTGGCGTAGCACGCGCAGCCATTGCTGACGCTGGATTTGGCTGGCTGCAAATCTACGGCGCGGGCATCGTTCGGGTATCGGCTTCGGCTGCTGCTTACACGCTGCTTAACAGCACCGCAACTGCCGGCCAACTTGACGACGACGCCACCGCAGGCGCTGAAGTCATCGACGGCATCGTGCTGGATGTGGCAAATGGCGGCTCGGCTGGTACGGCTGCTGCTTTCCTCAACTGGCCGAAGGTTGGCCGCACCCTGTAATTAGGGCTTCCCCGCTTCGGCGGGGATTTCTCTATGCCGATTACGAATAGTCGTCATAAAGAAGTACACCCCTTAACAGGAGCCAGCACATGCAGATAGCCCAAGCGCGCCCGCCATTCGTTGAATTTAAGCGGATAGCAGTCGCAGACGTAAAGCGCACGCAAGAACTCGGTCGGCGCGTGACCAAGGATGTTGATTTCGCTTTCATCATGCAGCCGGGTTCGCGGGATCAAGTGGAGCGCGTTGCAGCCGATTGGCTAAAGATGCTGAAGGACAAAGCCTTGAACGGGTCTCCCGATGCTTATCCCGATGAGTGGATTGACGGGTTCCATCGCAAATACGAAGCCTGGCAGCAAGGGCAGGATGCGCCGCTCAACGGAACCAGCGTGCGGGAGTGGCCGACTTTATCGCCATCGCAAGCAGAGAACTTTATCGCGTTGAACATTCTCACCATCGAGGACGTTGCCGCGATGACTGAGGACGCAATGCGCAATGTTGGCATGGGTGGTCGTGA